TTTGGATACATAGGACAGATCTCTGCTTATGCTCAGGCTAATGGAGTTAACGAAGCTGCCTTCCTTGTTATTGATAAGTCAAGTGGTGAGTTATGTCTTACTCCTGTTCATCAGATGGAGATGATCAATGCTAAAGAAAGAGTTAAACATCTCAAAGGAATGGTTAGTAATGACCGTGTGCCTGATAGGTGCTATGATGCAATTGCTGATGGGGAGTCTGGTAATCTTAAGCTACCTATTGGTTGTGTTTTTTGTGGGCATAAAAGAGAGTGCTGGGGATCTTCTAATCAGGGCCGTGGCTTACGTGCCTTTAAGTATTCAAGAGGTATCACTTACTTTGCTAAGGTGTCTAAAGAACCTAAGGTTGAAGAAGTAGTTAACTGGTGACACATTGGGAATACAATAGTAAGAACGACTTAACTAAGTTTGGGTTTGTATATTGCATTACTAATATTAAAACAGGTAAGGCGTACATAGGTTGCAAGCAATACTTTAATTATTCTAAAGGAAAGAAGAAAAAAGAATCTAATTGGAAGTCTTACATGGGTTCCTCTAAACATCTATCAGAAGACATAAAGAAAATAGGTAAAGATAATTTTAAGTTTGTAATCATAGCTGAGTTTAAAAACAAACGAAGCTTACGTTACTATGAATGTTACTATCAAATGAAATACAATGTATTGGTTAGCACTATAGAAGGTAGTGATGAGCCAGCATTTTATAATAGCTTTGTTGGTGGTAAGTTCTATAGACCAGTGGAAGAGTATTATGATAACGAATGATAGTCCTTATGAATTAAGTACAGATGTGTCTGTCAATTCTTTATATGATCTCACATTAAAAGATTCTAGAAAGTCTTTGTATGTAGCTGTAATACTACAGGCATTGCTAGATCTAACTAAACCTAAACTTAAGAAAGAAGATAGTTCTATTCAATTGTATAGGGATCAAGCACACGTATGGTTCTTTAAAGAAGTAGGTGTTACATGCCAAGACTTTGAAGATGTGTGTTGCTATGCAGGAGTAGAACCTAATACAATAAGAAAGTTTGCTTCTAATGTTATTAACTCAGAGGATTTAACAGATGTCAGAAGAAGATTCCATACTCTCCTTTAAGCCTTTAGATAAACAAGTAGGGGGTGATCATTATAAAACATGTGGCATACAGCCAGTAGAATATATCTATGCTAATAAGCTTGACTACTTTGAAGGTAACGTGGTAAAATATATAACTAGGCATAGAACCAAGGGTCAAGGTAAGAAAGATATTGAGAAAGCTATTCACTATGCACAACTAATCTTAGAATTAGAATATGAAGGAAAATAATAATGGAAAATGAACCACACTATGGAATGACACTCCCCATTTCAGAAGAGATTGATAAAGTTAAGTACAGACAAAGCGGTGAAGATTTTTACAGTAAGGTTGTACGTATAGCTGAGTCCCTTAAGGATACACCTGAGCATTTTGAGAACTTTAAGGATGCTCTTAGGCATCTGAGGTTCTTACCTGCTGGTAGGGTACAGAATGCTATGGGTGCTGCAAGACAGACGACTGCATACAATTGTTTTGTTAGCGGTGTGATCGAAGATAACATGGACTCTATCATGGGTAGAGCTACTGATGCTGCTGAGACTATGCGTAGAGGTGGTGGTATTGGTTATGATTTCTCACGGCTACGTCCTAGAGGTGATAAGATTAAGTCATTAGATTCTAGGGCATCAGGTGCAGTAAGCTTCATGCAGATCTATGATGCAGTATGTCAGACCATTGCATCAAGCGGTCACCGTAGAGGCGCACAGATGGGTGTGCTACGTATAGATCATCCAGACATTGAGCAGTTTATTACAGCTAAGAATAATGGTACAGCCCTCAGTGGTTTCAATATCTCAGTAGGTGTTACCGATGAGTTCATGCAGTGTCTAAAAGAAAAGAGATCATTCCCCTTACAGTTTGAAGGTAAGGTACATGAAGAAGTAGATCCTGTAGCTCTATGGGATATGATCATGCGCTCTACTTGGGATTGGGCAGAGCCTGGGGTATTGTTCATAGATACTATCAACAAGATGAACAACCTATACTACTGTGAGACTATTGAAGCAACTAATCCCTGTGGTGAGCAACCTCTTCCCCCCTTCGGTGCTTGTCTATTAGGTAGCTTTAACCTTACTAAGTATATAGATGCAGGAGAGTTTGACTTCAGCTTATTTACTAGTGACATACACAATGTAGTCAGGGCTATGGATAATGTTATTGATAGGACTATCTATCCTCTTCCTGAGCAAGAGAAAGAAGCTAAGAAGAAACGTAGAATGGGATTAGGTATTACTGGTCTTGCTAATGCAGGTGAGATGTGTGGTATGCCTTATGCTTCTCCAGAGTTTATGAAGTTTACTACTAAAGTTCTTAAGATACTAAGAGATTATTCTTATGCTGCAAGTTCTATCTTAGCACAAGAGAAAGGAAGCTTCCCTTGTTATGATAAAGAAAAGTATACATCAGGAGAGTTCTTTAAAACTCTATCACCTTGGGTTCAAGATCAGATCAAAGAGTTTGGCATACGTAACTCTCACCTAACTTCTATTGCACCTACTGGTACGATTAGCTTGACTGCTGACAACGTAAGCTCTGGCATTGAACCGCCATTCAGCCTGTACTATGACAGAACTATTCAAGAGTTCGATGGTCATCAGATACAACGTGTAGAAGACTATGCTTACATGCATGGTGTTACAGGTAGAACAGCTAATGAGATCAGTGCTGAAGAACATCTCGCAGTCCTTGCTCTTACATCTAAGTACATTGATAGTGCTGTATCTAAGACTTGTAATGTAGGAGACAATGTAACTTACGAAGAGTTCAAGGAGTTATACTTCAATGCCTGGAAGAAAGGATGCAAAGGTATCACTACCTTCAGAGCATCAGGTAAAAGATACGGCATACTTAATGAGGTTAAGGAAGAACCTAAAGCAGAAGCTTGCTTCATTGATCCTCAGACAGGTCAGAAGTCTTGTGAATAAAAGACTTGCCAAGTAATAAAAAGTATAGTATAATATAGTATGGAATGCCAATAGTGGGTTCCATACTATCTTGCTTATTAAGGAGAAAAGATATGAACTATACACTGAGAAGTAAAGTTAGCCCTATGCCTAAGTTTAATGACTACAGAGATTGGGTTATAGGATACGATAAGATATTTCAAACAATGCTAGACCTACCTAGCGGTGCTACTACGAACCAACCCAACTATCCCCCACATAATTTAATAGAAGATGAACAAGGTAAGTTTACCATTAAGGTAGCTGTAGCTGGTCTTGATAAGGATGATATTACTATTACCCTTGAAGAACAAAACCTATCCATCTCTTACGAAGGTCATAAGATTCCTGAGAAACCTGCTAGTATATTATATCAAGGTATCTCTCAAAGAAATTTCAATAAGATGTTTCATATTGCAGATTCAATTGAGGTAGTAGATGCGTCAATAGATAAAGGTATGTTAGTTATTAAATTAGAGCAACAGATACCTGAGCATAAGAAACCTAAAACAATTGTACTTAAGTAGAGGAAAGGCTAATGGCTATTAGTAAAGAGAAGAAAGTTAACACAGTTTACATAGGGTACGATCCTAAAGAAAAGGTAGCAGCACAGTTACTTAAGTATCTTATCGAAGCTAACTCACCAAAGGATGTCATTGTTAAGTTCCTTCGGAAAGATGTTCTCGAACATATGAATATGCTGTATAGGTCTTATGAAGTAATCAATAATCAAATGATAGATTCAATAGATCAAACAGCATTCTCAAGTGAGTTTACCTTTAGTCGTTTCTTAGTCCCTGCTCTAATGCAGTATGAAGGTTGGGCTTTGTATCTAGACTGTGATATGTATCCAAGGACAGATGTAAACGAAATCTTTGAAGAATATAACGATGAGTTCTATCCTTTGTATTGTGTTAAGCATGACTACACACCGACTAATAAGTTTAAGATGGACGGTAGGAAACAAGATAAGTACGAGAGAAAGAACTGGTCAAGTCTTATACTATGGAACTGTGGTCATAAAGCTAACAAACCACTCACACCTTTCGCTGTTAACAATGAGACAGGTAACTACCTACATACCTTTGGTTGGTTGCCTAATAAAAGCGGAGCTATAGGCAGCATGAGTGAAGAATGGAATTGGCTTGATGGTCATTCCTCTAAAGACATTGACCCTAAGATCGTACACTTTACTACAGGTGGTCCTTGGTTCCCAACTTGGAAATGTATCCGTGAAGTAGATGGACTGATGGCTACTGAATGGAACTCAGACTATGCTCACTTAACATTACATGGAAAAATTGATGAACTATAAAGTCGTAACAGCGTTTAACGAAAGCCTATTACAGCATAGTACCTTTCATTTATTAACTGAGTTCAAAGAAAACTGGGAACCTAGTATAGAATTTCATTGTTATTATTATGACATTGATCTATCTAATTATTCTCTACCTAAAGCTAGTAATATTTTCTATCATAACTTACTAGAGATGGAAGAGTTCACTCAGTTTAGAACTCAGTTCCCCCAGCATAACGGTACTGAAGGGGGGTCAATACAGTACACTGATATACTAGATGCTCAGAAGACTATGCCTAAAGTCATGGCACTCACTGAGTGTGCCTTTAATAACTCAGACAGTTGGTTGATATGGCTTGACCCCTTAGCTATGAATACTAAGGATGTCTCACAAAAAACTTTGAGTGGTTTATTCCCAGAGCATTCTAAGAACATAGACTTCATTGGCTTTGATAGTGATTCATACTTCATGGCTTTTAATCTAAGTAGGACAACTCCTGTTGAATTATTAGGTGACCTACGTGGTGCTTATACATCAGGAGAGTTCTTAAACTATAGGGAATGGCATGACGCATTCATCTTTAATAGGTTAAGGACTATCTATACTGCTCATGGTATGCATGTGCATGAGCTTACTAAAGATAACTCTTATCTTTCTGAGTTGTTTGTTAACCTATCAGATAAAAAGAACTCTGCCTTTAGGAACAAGGATGGTAAACGTATCTTTGAATTATCTGATACTAAAACTACAGGAGACATCTTACCTAATAGATACAAGCAACTTGCTGATCTCATACGTTTCTATAAGCCTAGCACTATCTTAGAGACAGGTACATGGAATGGTGGACGGGCTATTGAGATGGCACTCGCATCCTTTAAGCATCAAGACAGTGTACACTACATAGGGTTTGATCTCTTTGAGGATGCTACTACTATAACAGATCACGAAGAGTTTAATGTTAAGCCTCATAACACAAGGGAAGCTGTAGAGAAAAGGTTTACTGAGTTTGCTGAACACATGCAGGAGAAAGAAAAGAAAACCTTTACCTTTGAATTAACCAAGGGTGATGTAAGAGTTACTCTAGATAAGTTTGTTAAGACTGAGGTACTGAATGAAGTAGACTTTGCATTGATGGGCAGTGGCAATAGTGTTGAAACTACTAAGATAGAATACGAAGCATTTAAAAATATTCCTATTGTAGTAGCTGATCATTACTTCACTAAAGAGAGTAATGAAGATGAGACAATGCCCCCAGAAAGATATCATGGAGTTAAGAATGTATTTGATAGCGTCAAAACACAGATGGTTAGTAAGGAAGAAGAGGATACGGAAGGCTGGACAGTCTTTGAAGAGGCAGATGGTGTACGTAAGTACATTCTTCCTTCCCAAGACAAGGTTGCTGGTGGTGGGCATACTCACCTTGTACTTTTTCTTCATGATACCTCTCTAGAAAACATACCTAAGCAGTTAAAAAGTGTGCCTATTATTGTACACCCTAGAGACTGTGTACCTAGAGACTATATTAATAATAATATTAAAACTAATATGACATTAATCGGCCCTGATAAGTGGGTAACAAAACATGAGATACATAGACAGAAAGCTATCATGGTTTCTGCTGGGCCTTATCTTGATTATGGTAAGCTTAAAAAGTTTATCAAAGATAATCCAGGTATTAAAGTTCTTACAGTTAAACATGCTTATCCAGGCTTACTTAAGAATGGTATCAAGCCGTGGGGTTGTATCCTCTTAGACCCTCGACCTATTACAGGTAAGAGTACACATAACATAGTAAGAAAGGATCTGTTTAAAAAAGTAGATCCAGATACTACTTTCTTCTTAGCCTCTATGACTGATCCTTCTGTTACTAATTTCTTTATTAGCAAAGAAGTTAATCTCTTTGGCTGGCATGCTTTTACTGATTCTCTAAGAGCAGAGTCAGAGCAAGGACAACAGATACAGAACCAGCAGGTTAACATATCGAAGGACTTAGGTATCCCTCAAGGTGCTACGATGATCACAGGTGGTACATGTGCAGCTATGAGAGGCATTGGTATGCTACATACTATGGGCTTCAGGGATGTACATCTATTCGGGTTTGATTGTTGCCGTGATGAGCCTACTAAGGAAGAGATGACTGAAACTACTGGAGACATAGAAGGTGGTGAGGTTCCTAAGCCTAAGTATATACAAGTTACAGTACGAGATAAAGAGTATTGGACTACTGGTGAGTTACTAGCTATGGCTCAAGACTGTGAGAAAGTATTTCAAGATGAAGGACTTGAAGGGGTATTGACATTTCATGGAGAAGATACTATGATAGCTGATCTATGGGAGCTTCAGCAAGAAAAGAAAACCCGACCAGAGTTTGAAGGATTTTACGCATGAAAAGTTTAGACTATGATCCTAAATTAAGTAGGAAGAAACCGTCAAAGAAATATAAAGAGTTACTGAATGAGTACGTTGAGATGCATTCTTCTGGTAAGGGTATGTTTGATGGTAAAAGTTTAGTTAAGTTTATTGATATCATTCATGGCTTTCTACAGAGTAACGATTGTAAAACCTTACTAGACTACGGTGCTGGTAAGGGTACTCTTTATACTAAAGACTATGCTAAGTTAGTCCCAGAACTAGGAAAACCTTTACTTAAGTATTGGGATCTTAATATTGTAGATCGTTATGAACCTGCGCTACCTGAGTTTAATAAGCTACCTGATAAGCATTATGATGCCGTCATATGTACTGATGTTCTTGAACACATACCTGATACTGATATAGGGTGGGTAGTAGATGAGATCCTTGATCGTGCAGATAAGATGGCCTTCTTTAACATAGCTTGCTACCCTGCACGTAAGACATTTAAAGATGGGACAAATGTACACATCTCAATCTATGATCCTAGAGCATGGGTAGAGTTCTTTGTTGAGAAGATCAAGAAGTATAATGATACATCTATTTACTTATTCTTTGATGTCATGACTGAGAACCGTAAGACAATCACATTGGAAGGATTTAAGATAGATCATAGACCACGAGTAATACAGTTGAAACAACAGGAGGTAGAGTAATGTTAGGTATAGCTGAGTCAGTCATAGGAGTAGCAGGTAAAGTCCTTGAT